ATTGTACCCATCTTGCAGGTTGCTCACCATAACTACCTGAGTATGCTGGTGTGCCTGTTTCGGTGCAATATATGTATTGATTAAGAAGTTTAATATACTTCTCATCTCTAACGTGATTTACACACGCAAAAAAAGGTAATTGTGCAGATATACTTTTTGCCACATCAAAATCCTTTCCCTTTTCTTCGTTAAAATTCTTAGTTTCTTGGGCAATTAACTCAATAACTGCCCAAACATCATCTTGTGATCTAAACTCTCGTGTTTCGTATCCGTTTTCCGTCTTTACAGGTAACTGTGCTTCGTATGGAAATTCACAATAAGAACAGCCTCCACAGCCGTCAGACAATATAGTCAGCTCTACTTGGAGGCTTTCTTTTCCCCCACTAAAAGATACTCCTGCATTTGTACAAAAATATCAGTTCTATCTTTTAATGTAAGTGTTTTTAGAAACTTATCAGATGTATCGCCGTCAATACAAATTCGTAACCATTTAGTAATCGTACTATTCATCATCTTCATACCTTTAGGATTACCTTTTTCATCATATTGATACTCTACTGAATCAAGAAGTTCATCTCTCTCATCTATAGATACATCTTTTAACTTAATCTTATTACCAGATTCAAGTTTAAATTCCATTGTTTATTCCTTTATTTTAATTAACAACTAACTTCTACTAAAGGGTTAGATCCATCGCCAACACCTTTAACAGATAAGTCTAACATCATAACATCTGCTTCATTAAATGCAACATTAGTTAATACTGTTTTTGGAATACTAATACCAAAATTATCTGCTGCTAAGGCACTTTGATGATTTAATAAAGTTGGTTGAGCTGCTGTAGCACCTTCTTGTGTTTGATTATTAAATCTTTCAAAAGAACCTCTAGTATGCCCATCATACTTAACTGTAGCATCTAATGTTACTGAGAACTCGCCTGCTCTTGATATTACTTCATAACCAGTAGATGTTACTCCTGTAAAAACAGCAGGATTTTCCATAGTCATAGAAAATGAACTCATAATTAAATCATCAACACCATATATTTTTCTGTAACCAGCAGAAAAGTTAGTCATAAAATAATTTTCAGAAGCTGCAAAAGTTGTGTCTACTGTTGTTGCTGCATCTGTTAAATCCTCAACTGCTGAACCAGTTTGAAATGTAGCAGAAAATTTAATTCTTCCACCTTCAGTACCTGTGTCAGCATTTAATGTTAAAGATGTACATACACAATCTTTAAAAGCTAAATCAGCGTCATTACCAGCAGATGTGATTACTATTGAAAGTAATGTTCCTGCTTGACCAGTAGAACCAACACCAACATTTGTTGTAGCTTGATTTGACGCAAAAGAATATATACTACCTGCTGAACCTTCTGCTTCACCTGTAATATTTTCTAATAACAAATCTAGTGCATTAGTTGTTGCTGTTCCTGATACGGACAATTCTTTTACTGATGCTTTTACATCTTGAAAAAAATCTTCTTTTTGCAATACTCTACTACCATTTCTAACGTCCAATACTTGTGTTGGATTTAAAGATGGTGTGCCTACTGAATCAACATCTAGAGCGTGCATATTATTAGTTGTTTCAAATGTGCCAAAAGTGTCTTGTTCTGCTATTAAAAACTGAAATTCTTTTGGCGAGTTTGCTGCTGTTGAAATAGCCATTATTTACTCTCCTTTTTCTTTTTTACTGTTTTTACTTCTTCTACATAATCCCAAGCAGATTTAGGCACTTTATCAACCTTAACTTGCTTTCCAGAATTTAGTTTGTCTATCAAAGACGATTCATATCCTCTATACATAAAACACCAAAGTTGTGTAATAGGATTATCTTTATCTTTAATTTTTATTTTCATATATACTCCTAAGCTGTATTACTATGATGTTGTCCTCGCCATTCAAACTGTACAACATATTCGTTTTCGTCATCTAAGGCGTTTAGTTCTGTTGATTCTATCCTACAATTAAAACATTGTGTTGTAGGTGTATCGTCTAAATCCATAGTAATGTTATCGTGTATTAACGCCTCAATCCTTGATACAAATCGTAAAACGTGGTCTAATGATGTTTTGTTTAGGTTAGGATCTGAAAAGTAATAAAACATATTAACTTGAAATTCCCTAATCTCACCATTAACATTGTATTCACTTAATGTGCTACCTACAGGGTCTAGCCGTAAATATTGATTACCTTGCTCTTTTTGTTCGTGTCCAATATATACAGGTAAAGTACCCTTAAATTCTGTTCTTAATGTGTTACGTAATTTATTAAGAATATTAGTAAAGTTGTTAGTAAAAGTTACTGTCATTCTGTTTCATATCTCCTAAATGATGTTTTTCTAGTTCTAGTCATTTTAACTGATCTACCACTTGAAGCATCAACATCTTCATAAACGCCGAAACATTCGATTTCCCATTCATTATTTTGAATTGCATCAGTACTACCAGCAAATCTTATTTCAAGACCACCTGCAAGTGGTTGATAATCACCAGATATAATAGTTGCACTTTGTGATAATTGGTTTTTTAATTTAGTCGAATCTTTAGTGTATACTTCATATTTAGCAGTACCAAGTGCTCCAGCCGTTGTAATAATAACTTTTATTAAATCATAAGTACCGTGCCATTCACCTCTAGTATCTACAGGTCTTATAGCACCTGCTGTATTGTAAACCACATCTCTTACTACACCTTGTGCAGAATCTCTTGTTACTTGCCAAGATAGTGCAGCCTTGCCCTGATTAATGTTTTCTATGTTTTGCATCGCTTCTTCCATAAGAGCATTAGCAAGTTCACTATTAGGGTCGTGGCTCTTAATCATAAAGTTAGCAGCAATTAAAGCTGTAGTACGAATAATAATAAAGTCGTAGTTACCTTCTTTATCTTTCCACGCCTCTTTAGGCATATTAGGATCTAACATACTATCTAGGTATCTACTAGCATCAGTTCTGTATTGTGTTACCATAGCAGTAAATTCTTCTCCTGCTTCCATCAATTTATCTTCAGGAGTATTAGCAGAAAAATAATAAAGCACATCTTCAGCAGAATTATAAAACCATTCACCTTCAACATTTAAATCAGTATGTGCTGACTGTGCAGGTCCTAAGTCTTCTCCATCGGCAAATAATTGAGTTACTAAACCACTATTATGTGCTGCATATTTATTAGTTGTAACCTCTTTCCAGCCATAAACTGGTTTTTTATTATCAAAAGTATCAAGTTGTGGAAATACTCTTTTTAATTCCTTATGTGTACAATATATTGGTGCTGCCATTACTTACCTCTCATCTTTCTTCTAACAGACTTTGAATAACTTGCTCTTTGTTTACCTGCTTTAGTAGCACGTCTTTTTTTTCTGTTTTCGTATGCTCTTTGTGCAGGTGTTAAACTTGTTCTTACAGATTTAGGTAAATACCTACCACGTTTAGACTTTGGTTTCTTACGGTCTGCTTTTGTAAGATAATCCCATTTCTGTCTAGTCCATTTTTTTAAAGACTTTTGTGATGCTTTTAAAGCCATTATCTGTATCCCCCACCTGCTTTTTTATATGCTCTTGCTAACATCTGTGCTTTACGAGCCGACCATTGTCCTGCTCTACCACCTTTACTACCTGCTTTTATTCTATAAAATAATCTTTTACGCATAGCAGGTTTTGTGTAATTACCTGCTTTATTTACTGTGCTTTTTCTACGTCTTTTTACCATTTTTTACAACTCCAATATCTTGCTGTAGTTTTATCCTTAGCAGTTGCACATCTATGTCTTGCTCTAAAGGATTTACGTCTAGCAGGACTAGATTTTTTTATTCTCATATTAGGATCACCAAAAGTTACTCTTTTTACTCTACTTCCATCTTTAACAAAGACTTGGAACTTTTTTCTTCCATAACTTGTTTGACCTTTTCTAATACGGCTAGGCTTATTCAAACTAACTGTTCTACCTCTGTATTTAGCCATTTCACTTTTTCTTTCTACGTTTGGTCTTTTTCATCTTTTTCTTTTTGTTTTTATACATATAACTCGGCATATTTTCCTCCTATACAAATCCTAATAGTTCTACTTCTGCATTAATTTTACTGTTTACACTTCTAGCCGATATTGTAATAATACCATTTTCTTGGTTGCTTGAAGCATTTATTCCACCACTATGAGCAGAATCATAATTAAAACTTGCTACAAATTCTGCATTAGCAGGACCTGTAAAGTCTAACATGCCTGTTTCATAGTTAATAGTACCTGTTGCTGATCCAACAATATTACCTTTACCATCATCATAAGCAAATGTTGCTTGATTTTTCATTTCAATATAAGTTGCTTTATCAAATACTGTATCATCAGGTAGTAATGCTTCGACAGCACTTTCAATGTCGCCAATAGCAGGTATTCTACCTACACCAAATGGTGTTGTAGCTGAACCTGCTGTAGCTAATAATATTGCACTTGCTCTTGTTCTGTTAGTAGAAGTAAATCTTATATCGCCATTTACAATACTTACAGTAACACCTTTTTCAAAAAGATTAGAACTTGTTGTGTAGAACTGAGTGTCAAGTGCAGACTGAATCTTGCTTAAAACACCATTATTTCCACCAAATTTAGTATTACTAGCATCTGTTGTAAATGTTAAATCAACAAATGTGCTTCCACCATCTACTGTTATGTTAATACCATACGCTGTTGAAGCAGCAAGTCCTGACTCTGTGTTTGGCGTAATACCAGATAATCCAAGTTCTTGATAACCATTATTGTAAAACTTCATAGCAAAAGAACCCTTAACAATACCTGTTGGATATGTTCTACTTCTACCGTAACCAAACAAATTATGTATTTTACACTTACCACTTTCATTAGTTTGTGTATGTGTATACTTATCAAAATTAGAGTAAGCATTAAAAAATGGCATACGAATTACTGCATCATCAGCGTGTGAAGCAGCAGTTGAGCCAAACAATCCACGTCTTATAGTCAAAGTATTAGTTGATATAGCAGTTACCTCTATAATTTCATCACCAAGTCTTAATAAATCGCCAACTCTAAAGAAATCTCCATCATCTACACCTACTGTTGTTACAGTGCTATTTATACCACTTGCATCATCAACTAAAATATTACCTGCTGGTGTTGTAGCAACTGCATACAAATTACCACTATTAATATCGAATCCACCTTTATTATCAATAGTTTTAGCATTACCAGCCGAAGCGTCTGCTGCATAACCTACCATATATTGATTTGGTATTACCATATATTCTTCAGCACCTAATAGTTGTGTTATTCTTAAATCTTCTGTGTATTGGTCAATATTACTACTATCATTAAATTCATTAATGTGAAATTGTAGTTCAACGCCGACAGGACTATTGTTTTTAATAACAAGTAGTTTAGAACCTTTTAATGCACTTGCATTTGTTTTAGATAAACTTGCAAGAGTTATAAACCCATCTGTATTGTCTACCTTATTAATGTTTTGATATACTTCTGTATAATCATTGCTCATAGAGCATAGATAATCTTTGTCCTGCCCTGCTGTTACTGTTAAATTCGCTTCTAATTTTGCCATTTCTTCTCCTATGCTATATGATACTTGACTTGTACCTGTAAATTTATATCGTCTGTGTTTGTTTCGTTTTCTACTAAACAAGCAATTACTTTACCACTTGTTACACTTGAACTTTGTATTGTTAAATCTGTTGATTTTATAACATTTCTATCTACTGAAGTTGCTTGTCCATCTGCTAATACTGTACCATTAGATAAATTACCATCATTTGTAGTGCCATCTGCTACCATATCAAAACTCATTAAGTGATAATTTAGTGTGCAGTCTGTGTCTTGGTCTGTTGATGCAAATACTTTTACTGCATCTATTGTTATATTGAATGGAACATTAAATAACATATTCACAAGTTCATCAGTAGTTGCACCTTTATCTGCTGATGTATTTGGGTCTGTGCCTGTTCCACCCTGTAATTCTTGTGCTTGATTTGCACCAAATTCAGCCATTCCGTGAACAGGAACAAACATGTGAGTTCCTGCAGCATTTGGAATCAATCTAAAACAACTAAATGTCAATAACTGTGTAGTAGCATTTACTAATGATGAGCCGACTAAAACTGCATTATTTGATGTATCAACTTTTAATATACTCGCACCACCTGATTTTTTAACTTGTAATGTGCCTGTAGAATCTGCTAAACCTTTAACATGTAACTGAGAACGAGTTACTGATAAAGAAGATGCTGTACCTTCACCATCTTCTATTTGTGAAATAGTATCTGAAACACCATTTGTTTCGTCTGCTACTTTTAATAAACTTTTATATGTATTTGCTGGACTTTTACCTGCTAAACTTCCCA